ATTAGGCAACTCTCTAGAAATTGATCGGGAACAGGCAATGTGGTTGCCGCATCGTAGTCGGCTAGCGTGAGACGCTTTGGCCAGTAGGACATGCGGATGTTTATCGAGTAGGCGATGCTTGGCGCTGGCGCGAACCGTAGGACCATCAGAGGTTCGTTACCCTGAGAGTTGCCGAGCATCTGTACCCACCAGATCATCGGAACACCTACCTTCTGCTGCCATGGCCATAGTGCAGAGCCTTGGTTCCCTCGCATCATTTCACGGCGCATGAGATACGCGTTATTCTGATTGGCGAACATCGGGTTCCCGATGATCCGATCAAACGGATAGCGCTGAGAGTAGACGGAATCTCCGTAGAGTGTACCGTTCACTGTTCCGGTTGCCCCGATGTATGGGTTAAGCAGTCGATCAGTGGCGATCACCTGATTCCACGATGGGTCCCCATCGAGTACAACAGAACGGCCGATCTGCTCTTCAGTAAATACACCAGACGAAAGAACGTTCGAATTCTGGATTACGGCTAGTGTGATAGGCTGTGGCGCGGGGAGTAGGAACCCTTCGGTGATCTCTTTAAAGTACGCCGGGAGCGCGTTGTAGACTTCCTGGAGGCCAGTATTTGCTGCCTCGGCTATATCTGTCTGCTCGGTCATCGACAACTTTGTAAAGTCGCCGCCTTTAGAGCGACGGCCGATGCGATGGAATAGTTGAACGATTGTCATCCTTCTACCCTCCTTTCAGGAGCCGGGGCATCGACGTTCGGGAATCCTCCTGAGAACCCTATCATCTGTAGTGCGCGCTGCCCGTCGCCTTCAAGTTGAGCCAGTGTATCCGGCCGACTATATTGCGAGGACCTGGTGATGAGAAGACGAGCGATGGGGAGAAATATGCTCTCGGTATAGTTTTGGGCTACCGGTAGATAGTCGGTGCTGGTTAGATCTGCGACCGCATATTCAGGTGCATCGTTTACGACCTCGGCTACAAGTGTGCCAGGGGGTGCTGATGGGGCTGGTGCGAGTCGAATAGATATAGCGCAGATGTCGCCCTTTGTGCCGTTTCTTAGGTACTTCACAAAATACGCAATTGGATTACCATCAGTACCTACGCCATAGCTCGATCCACCTTGAAAGACCCTATCAAATTGATCGAGCTCGCCTTCGCTAGTTAACGCGCGGAGCGGTTTTGTGTTATTCCAACGAACAGGCCCGAGCACGGATTGTACTGATACAGGAACATTGTAAATAGACGTACCTGCCGCCAGTGTGATAGTTAGTATCTCACGCGTGAAGTAATCCTGTCCAGCAGTCTGGAGAAGCTGCATGGCGCCGTTGATGGCAACAATGACATCCTGCAAAGCCAGCGCGGATGCCAAAGTGGCATCCTCAATCCCGAGTTTACTCAGGAGATCATCGCGGGCTTGGACGATTTGAAGGGACATTGCATTACGCGACCTCGATCGCAGGCTGAGTTTTAGGTCCTGGCTTTTTCTTGAGGCGTTCCGGTGCTAAGCGCTGTAGAACTTCTTCTGCTTGCTCAGCAGTGATTTCTTTGGCTGCAATTGTCGAGATAGGAATAGGCACTGGCTCGATAACCTTCACATGCTGCACGCTAACCACGCGGATGCGCGGGTTCATGTCCGCATTGTTTCGGATAGCCTTTTCGTAACTCTCGTTGAACTTAGATGCGTCGATTTCTTCGCCGCCGTAGATATAGCAGTTGTGGGATGGAGACCAAATAAACTCACGCTGCTTGTAGCCATTCAGCAGTGGTTTACCCGATATCCAGATGATTAGTTTAGCTGACATAAAGTGTAACCTGCCGGGGGCGAACCCCGGCAGGCATACGGACGAACTATGCGTTACGACGTAACGGTGGGGAGACCTAGTTCTGGATAGCTGATAGCGTGACGGAGACGCACGTAGCCGGGGTACTTGCCATTCACATTCTTGCGGAGTTGCTGACCGAAGACTGTGAGGATGTACTTGCGGGTGACGAACGCATCGACAAACCACTGATCGCGCTTATTACGGTATTTGCCGTAGCCGCGGAGCATCGCCATTGCGCCCATCATAACGGTGTCACCGATTGGAACGCCCTTGGCGTTACAGAGAACGATCGTGGCTCCGATTGGGTGTGTCTGCGTGTGCTTGTTGGCCCAGACGCCGGTATTCCAGGTGACATCACCAACTGTCGCAAGGGCCACAGGGCCATTCTGGACAGCGGCGAGACGCTTGGTAATCGTGATTTGGTTGCCGTTATTGCCGGTCGTGTACGCGTACATGCCGACTTTACCTGGGTCGACAGCGGCGTTGCGCGGGTTGACGATGAGGAGGTACTGCTCGGTCGAACCAGGCGAGTAGATATCGTTCGGGAGGAACTCGAACGCGAAGTTCGGGAAGAACCGGAAGTACTCGATATTGGTGATCGCGGCAGCGGCGGCAGAGCCACCACCCTTGATCGCGAAGGCAGCAGTGCCAGCGGTGATTGCTTCGCCAAGGAATGCCTTGGCGTTGAACCACGAACCGGACCAAGCGTAACCGTCTGGATCGATCGGATTGAACTCGACGATACGATGACCGTCGATGTCGGTGTAGCCGCCCTGGAACAGCGGATTCTCATCGTAAGCAGCCTCACGAGGCGCGGCCTCACGAAGAACCTGCTTGTAGTCTGAATCCTGTTTGAGGGAGAACAGACCGGGGGTTGTACCGATCATGCAGTACTTGTAAACCGGGGAGCCGCGAACGGTTGCAATTTCACAAGGACGTCCACCCATTGGCTTCAGCGCCTGCCCCATATAGAGGATGTCGTTGTAGACAAGGCCATCTGCCGTAAGCAGATTAGCCTCAGACGATTTGCCACCGCCGATCAGTAGATTATCGGCCCCTCCTTTCAATACGAACGTCATACCAGCGCGTGCCGATTTCTCACGGCCCATCCACTTGCCGAGCTCTTCCGCTTGGCCGTCGACGAGCTCACCCTGCATGCCCATGTACTCATCGGTACGGAGCGAAGCAGAGGCCGCATTGCGCAGATAATCGCAATCCAGCTCATTGTTGTTGATGACGTCTGTGGCGAAATCGTCTTGATCGATGAAGAGACCTTCACCGGACTTGCCTTTGTTGTAGTAACCTGCACGCGAGGTGATGCGGAATTTGAGGCCGCGATCAACCGACGTGTCATTGATGGTCATGATAGACGCGTCTTTCGACTCGCCTTCGAATTTGGAGAAGAAGTCTTCCGTTTGTTCAAACGTATCGACAGTCTTCTGCCAGAGGATGCGCACCGACTCCGGCGACATTGCTGCCAGCGCGGTAGCGGTGTTATTTGTTCCTGGTTCCCAGCTCATGTTGGAAATTTATAGATTGTTTACCAGCGACATGCTGGCGATGGCGGGCGGCAAGGATGAGTTGGGCGGTGATCTCAGTGCTGCAGCCCAAGCTGCTTACGGAGATCTCGAATTCCTGCTAAGGTTTTCGGTGCATTTCTAATCGCTTGATCGACCGCGGAGGGTTGATTGGTTGGCGGTGGGGTTGTTCGACTGCCTCCACCCGGCAGTACCTGTTTCTTAGGTTGAATAGTAGCGGGGGCCGGAGCAGCGGCCTTAGCCGGCGCGGCTGATGCTCCCTTCCGACGTGGAGCAATATGAAGTTCGGCTGCAACCATCTGGGCTATTCTCAGCGGTTTGTCGGGGCTAAAGTATAGTGGATCTCCGTTCGCTTTGAGGACTTCCTCGATCTCGATCATACGCTTTGCTCCATCGCTTTCGGGTTTACCCGCGAATTCGTAGAGATCAGCGGCTTTCGTTTGTGAGGTTGTAAATCCTCGGTCGTAAGCGGCGGCTTCTGCCGTGGCGCTCTGTTCTGCTTGGCGTTCGAGTTGAACCTGATGACGATCCAGCTTGCGCATGTTTCGATCAATCTTGGCTACGTCCTCGAATCTAAGCTCAACCAGCGCTTTTTCGCGTTCTATATCAAGACGATCAAGTTCTGCAGTGGTCTGCTCGACTGTCTGTGGTAGATCGGATTTAACGGCTGGAGTTTCTGTGGTTGATTCAGGGGTTTTGATCCCGAGTTGGGTTCTAGCCCTATCGACTGCTTCCTCCATTGGCATATCGCGGTTACGCTTCATGAGGGACGCTGCTAAGCGTCCTACCTTATCGTCTGCCGCAAGTCGAAGATGGGCGCGTTTTCCTGTGATTGGTGTGACGGGGCCATCGCCACCGGCATCATCTTCATCGGGATCAATCGTCTCTTCGGGTGTTACTGGAGTCTCCTCGGTAGTCTCTGCTTCATCAGCTACGGGCTGTTCACCAGTGGGAGTTTCCTCGGCTACGGGTGCTTCAGGCGTTGCCTCAACTGGCGATGGAGTTGGCGTAGCGGGCTTAGCCTCACTACCTGGCTTCCACCCATCCGGTTTTCGTAACGTGTCCTGTATTACAGAACGTTGCTCTTTAATTAGAGCCCTGACTTCGGCGGGAGATTTAGCATTCTGAATCTTACTGTTCAGATCCGGTTGCTGCAAAGAACTGGAGGATGCCACAGGGGCTTTCTCCGTACTAACGACTGGTGCTACTACTGATTGCTCGGGTGTCCCGCGAGCTGGACTTGTTTCCATGAACGATTGATTGGAATTATAATTACCCGGTGTCAACAAGTTGTTGGGAGATGTATCTATCCAGCGAGGTAGA